CGCATATCTCCAATTCCAGTTGTACGCCGAGTGTCTGGACCGCGATGTCATTGTGCTTGACGTGGGAGCGTCTGGTGGTAGCATAGGGCGAGCCGCTCGCCGGGTTCTGGGGCCAAGAGTGAAGGCTTTGCACTTCCTCTCCCCCCAGACCGGCTTGGCTGATCTCACCCGTGCCACCACCATACCTCGACGTAATCAAGTGAGTGCAGGACGCGGACAGCGCTATGTCGTAGCTCTGGGGCTGAAGACTGATGGCAACCCCATCCCCACAACCGGATGCACGCACAAGCTGGCGGAGTGCGACTGCCTGACGGATTCGGGCCTCACCATGGTGTACCTGCTAACCCATAGCGCGTATTACCTCACGGTTGAGGACTGGTCCGTCATGCCGGTCGGTTCGCTAGTCATGGCTACATTGCACCGGTTTGTTGGTGAGGGTGGGGATCTTGCCGGCGAGTATCAGTGGAGCCGTGGCGGTCGTGGGATTGTCATGAGGCCGCTTCGTGACAGTGGGACGGGGTACGATCATCGGGATATGACCCCAGAGTTGGACGTGCATTGGACCCCAGCGGGTGATGGGCGTGTTGTTGGCTGGACGCAGGAGCGTACGTACGGTGATGGGACCACGAGTGTTTATCGAGGCGCCATTGGTGTCCCGACATTCGCCCTGGATGAGCCCCAGTACTACACCCCCCCCGCCGAACACCCCCTCCCCGATGGTGTTGAGGTGGCCGATGACGTTGAACCCGTGGAGGAGTTGTTGCTCCCCGGGGGTGTTGACCCGGACCCGTATGCCACCCACCGTGCGAACGCCCTAGCTATCGTTGGGCGTTTGGCCCCAGGCAGTGACGCCCTCTCCGTCGAAACTGCGCTCAATTCTGCCACCATGGCGATCGTTCGTCAGACCTCACTGGACGCTCCAGCCGTTCGAGACCTCGTTCTCACCGCCAGTGCCCAGGTGCGTGACCTCCAGACCGCTATTGCTGGCTATGCGCGTTCCGATGCGGAGTTCCGGATTGCTCGCAGGCAACTCCTATACGACGCAGCGCACATGCCCCCTTGGGCTGTCGCCGCGGGCTATGGGTCGGCGCTTTGCTTCATC